TCAGGCTGGTCCTCTGACGGGGACGGTGACGGCGAAGCCCATCGATGAGTTCGACGCTCTGCGGATGACGCTGAGTGCGTACCTGATGGAGTACCAGAACTCGTTCCAGAACCTGGAGAACGGGCAGCAGACGGTGGATGGCATGGCCCAGATCCTTGAGGGTCTCGTGACCCACATGGAGGAGGGTGGCAGCACCGATCAGCTGAAGCAGATGATCCAGGCGTCGGGTGCCAGTGCTGAGGTCTTCCAGTTCCTCGGGAGCGTGGGCCGTGGCATGGACGGCGTGTTCCGCGAGATGAGGTTCGAGGAGGGTGACCGTAAGGTGACCTCGGCACTGCGGGAGAGCATGGGTGTCGTGAAGGACCTGATGGCCAAGATGCCCGTCAACATGCGTCAGGTGGACCCCGGCCTGCAGACCGCCGACGAGGCCTTCGACCTGATCCAGCAGACGCTGCGGCAGCTCAGTCCTGAGATGTCGGTGCAGGAGATGGAGCAGGTGATCGCCCGGCTTCCTTCGAAGGAAGCTCGGGATGTGGCGATGAACGCTCTCCGCCAGCCGATGCAGCTACGGAAGCAGCTCGACAAGGAGCTGCGGAAGTCGAAGGACTTGGGTAAGCAGGTCCGAGAGTTCGGCTCGGTGTTCGAGCAGCAGTTCTTGCAGCAGCAACTCGGTGAACTTCAGGGCGAGTTGGAGGCTGTGCAGACGGGCAATGATGAGACGCTCCAGATCTTGAGGGACCAGGGTTGAGCACGTTCGGTTGGAAACAGGTGGTCAGTCAGCTCCTTGAGGTTCACAACCAGAAGGGGGCTGCTGTTGTACCGGTAAGCCCCAATGATGTGGCCCCCGACTCGGGCTACGTGAACGTCACCCCCGACGACGACCTGCTCGTAGTGGAGCGGGCGGAGCTACGGACCAAGGAAGTCCGGAAGTGGTTGTGGGAAAGACGGAAGAGACGTAGCGTGATGCGACGTCGGGCCATAATCTGGAGCGTGTTCGAAGGAGGGAAGAGCTACGTAGGCGTGGGCGCCCTGACTTCCCAGGATGCGGTGCTCCGTTACGGAGGTAGCGATGGCCAGACGGATTAGCATTCTGAGGGAGGAGTTGCGGAAGGCAGGCTTTGCTGGTCCCTTGAGCGGCGCGGGTGTCACTGCGGCCACCCTGGAGGCCAAGTTGGAAGAGTTGGGTCGGCCTGTGCCGGCCCGAGCACGATCTCGCATCTCGGTGCGGGGGTTGCAAGCTCAGTCTGGTGGAAGGACGGCGGGCCTTTCGAGGCTCGGTGGGCTTGGGCGGGGGCTTCTTAGGGGGAGCCTCCCGCTCTTCTTCGGGTTCGAGGCTCTGAACCGCGTTGGGCGGTCTTCGGGGCTGGATGACGATGCTCTTGCCGAGCGTGCGGTACTGGGGGAACGCCTAGCTGTGGGTAGTCAGGTGGCCCTTCAGGGCCTCCGGACAGAGCAGCTAGCGGGTGACTTGGAGTTTGCGGGAGACATCTCCCGAGACCTGAGCCAGCTGGGGGCTGCGTTCCAGGAGAACGCTCGGGAAGAGCTTCTCGATGTCATCTCGGGAAGCGAGGCTCAGCTGAGTGCTGCGGCAGTGCACCCCGAGAGGACGTTGGCGGAAGTGATGATCGCGAGAGGTCTCATCTAGGTGGCGAAGCGGCCAGGCCAAGCGAAGTTGCAGGAAGCCGTAGGGGTCTCTGGATTCCTACAGGAGGGTTTCCTGGGAACCACCATCAAGGGTGCTCTAAAGCGTCCGGGTGTTGGTCTACCTGCGCTGGGTCTGGGTGCGCTCTTCACCGCCGATGTGTTGGGGCCGGTGGCAGGGGGCCTTCGAGACAGGGCAACGGGGCGATCCACTCTCCGAACGGAGAGGGCGAACGAAGCACGGATCGAACAGATCAGGCAGCAGGAGCTGCTGCAGATCCAGCAGAAGCGGCTCGAACGGGCGATGATGCTTTCAGCGACCCGGCTGGCCGCCACTAACCCCCAGTTGTACAATGAGGTTCTGGCAGGCCGAAGACTCCCGCTCGGTGCGGTTGTGATCGGTGGCCGGCCACGAACGGATCTATTGGAGCAGTTGGCTCTGGACATGGCCGAGGGCAACTTCGACCAGGGTCCCGGTCCTGACCAGCAGCTGGCGTCGCTCCTTGGAGGTTCATGATGGCTACCACCCTTCGTAGCAAGAAAAGCGGGCAGCTGCCCATCCCGTCGTCCGACGTCCCCACGTCGGTCTTCTATCTCACCCAGTCCTTTGGTGACGGCACCTTCGAGTTCGCCTCGGCCGCATCCCTCACCCGGTACTTCTTCTACTGCGAGAAGGAGACGGTCCTGGAGGGTGCATGGGCCCGTGCGACCACGGTTGGTGCCGCCGCCACCCTGATGGTTGGTTACGTGGAGAGCGCTTCCCCCGGCGCGGACGCATCCTCGTCCGAGTCCAGTGCTACCGAGATCCAGGTGGACATGCTTTCGAGCGTGATGAACCTGACCTCGGCCGACACCACCATCTCAGGCACCATCGACACCACGGTGAACCGAGCCCCCGCCGGCTCTTGGCTCACTCTGGAGTTCGCTGGGGCCAACGTCAGCTCCACCGATGAGCTGGCCGTCACGCTCCGAGTACGGACAACGCTCGCCTGATTGGGCGGCTCCGGAGGGTGAACTCCCCCTAGTGGAGAGTGAGGACTGGTCGGCGGGAGCGTCGGCCAGTCTTTTTTTAGGTCGGGGGCTAAATTTAGCCTGAGGTCTAATGAGCACTGAATTCCAGGTTGGACCGTTCGAACCGATCCGGTTCTACGACGCTCCTCAGGTGTTCGTCACACAGATGCTCAACGGGAGCGCGAGCTTCCGGAGCATGCTGGACACCTTCATCCTGGATGAAGCTCGTCTCTCGGCGAAGCAGCGGGACAACATCGTCAACGAGTTGAAGGAGCGATCGGGGAACACTCCCGTCGGCAACGCTCTCGTCGATGTGGTGACCAACCCCTTCGTCTGGATGGGCTTCATGTTCAGCCCCGCGGGGGGCGCTGCCGCCCTGCAGTCGGGCCGTATCTTCGCCCAGTTCGCCAAGGACACTCCTCTGCCTCACGTCCTCAAGACGGGCTGGCAGATGCTTCGGGGCACTGCGGGTGGTCAGGCTCTACACGCGATGAACCGCAACGTGCAGGACCTCGCTCACGCGTGGAACGTCACCGTCACCCCCGCCGAGCAGAATCTCGCTCGTGCTTTGGGGATCACCCCCAAGCAGTGGTTGAAGCCCGACAAGATCCGGGACACCGCCCTACAGAACCAGGTGAAGAGACTGCAGCGGGCCATCCGTCTGCGTCTCGGCGGTGAGGATCTGGTGTCCACCCCGGAGCGGGTGGAGTTCGCCCGGCGTGCCGTGGTGATGGTGAAGGATCCCGGTAAGGCCAACTTCCGAGTCCTGAGGGAGATCACCGATCATGACACGCTGCTCCGCCTACATAAGGAGGCCCGTGATCTCCAACAGGGGAAGGACGGGGGGATCTTCTTCACAGCGCGTGAGACGAAGCTTGGCGATGTGTTTGAGGATATCCAGCAGGAGGCACGTCGCACTTCACCCCGATTCGGAAGGCCGGAGTTGGGTCCGGCGGAGCGTCTTGCAGATGCGGGCACTGCGTTCGAGCAGGCTGAAGAGTTCGCAGTTCGCCTACTCCCCAAGTCTGAGGGCGGGGTTCCTGTGGTCCTCAAAGGCCAACGACAGGGAGCCATCGTCACTCCGCAGGCCCTAGATGCGGTGCTCTCCGAGACGCCGGAGGCCTACGAGTACATCGCTCAGGTACAGAAGGCCTCGCAGGAGCGGTTCCTCAAGCTGTTCGCCCGCGAGGGCGTCACCCTCGATGAGTTGACGCAGGCCAGAGCTGAGGGTCCTGTGGCCCTTCGGGGTCTGATCGACGAGACGAAGCTGGTGGCAATCGCGGAGGGCTACAAGCGGAAGGACAAGATGGCCGGGAAGTTCCTGTACGAGAGTGCAGTGGGAGACTTCCTGGATCCCTCCACCCTGAAGGGTGTGCGGCAGGGGACGATCGAAGGTGAGCGTCTGACGGAGGCGATGAAGGAAGCCTTCGTCCGCACCGTGAACCTGGACCGGTACTTCCCCCGCAACACCGTGCGGTTCTGGAGCTACGAGGGGGACAAGCTCAAGGTCGTACCCGAAGAGCTACTCGACTCTGGCAAGCGGGCAGATGCGATCACGGCAAGTGGCCGTGTCCTGGCTCGTGAGGTAGAAACTCTTCCGTATGACGGGGAAGAGCTGGACGAGATCCGCGAGATGTTCGGAGCGGGTCCGGGGTGGGGCCGCGAGAAGGAGAAGGCCACCGCTGCGCTCCAGAGTGCGTTCGATGCGAGGCGGCCTGCTGCCACTTGGACCTTCGATCTGCATGACGCCCTGGGCCGGTATGAGCGGCAGACCGCTCGCGACCACTCTCTCTTCGTTCTGAGGCCCGACGCCGGAGTCCTCGCTGCACAGCGTGAGGTGTTCGCTGACGGCCAGGAGGTGTGGCGACATCACGCCGGCAACGGTCCCCTGGAGCGCAACGCCCCCGTCCGCATCGGTCTCATGAGGGAGATGACCGGTGAGGCCCCCATCGGCGGGTGGCGTATGGCCCACGTCCTGGAACAGACCGGCTACCTCCTCGGTGGTGTGGCGGAGCCGGGCCCCGCGAAGGAGTTGTTCGAGGACACCCTGGTCCCCGCCGCTCTGGGGACGTTGCACCGGGACCACGCGATTACCCGAGGTGCCATCGGCATCGCGCAGACCGTGGCTCACCGCATGGTGAACTCGCCCTTCGGCGAAATGATCGAGCGGACAGGTGGAGACTTCGGTAAGGACCTCGTGCACCAGATGAGGGTGTTCGGAGACCGCCAGCTCACCGACCCCGCCCACCTCACTCCAGGCTTCCTAGGAGGTGTCGCCGGCTACCTGTACTCCACGCACCTGGGTGCCAACCTCTCTTCGGTGCTGCTGAACCTGCAGCAGCCCTTCCTCCACCTGTCGGCCTACGTAGGCGGCAATCAGGTGATGAAGGCGTACCCGGACGTCTTCCAGGAGATGGGCCGGTACTTCAAGAACCGGCAGAAGCTGTACGGCTCTCGGGCGATGCTTACCCCCGCGGAGCGTCGTGTCGCCATCTTCGGTGGTGAAGCGAACGGCGTGAAGGTGGACGCTGCCTTCGAGTTCCCCGAGCAGGTGGACCTCATGGGTCACGTGCTTGAGGACCTGGACCGTCTGGCCTTCGAAGCGGGGGGCAACCGCACGGGGTCCGTTGCGGGCTTCGTCCTCCGTGACCTCCCCCTGAAGCTCTTCGAGAAGGCCGAGTGGGTCAACCGTCTGGCGGCGGTGCACGCCACCAAGCACGCCTACCTCGCCTCAGGCCAGCTACGACGCACCGCATCTGGGGCGATCGATCGAACCTCGGCGGGGTACGCTCAGTTCCTCAGTGACGCCGAGCAGATGGTGCAGGAGACGCAGTTCGGTTCGAACTTCCTCAACACCCCCCAGATCTTCATGCGCGCGGGGGGCCTCAACGAGGTCCTATCGAACCCCCTGATCCGCCAGTTCCAGACGTTCGCCCTACGTGCCCCCCTTACCTTCGTGGAGTTGGGCTCCACCCTGCGGAAGGGCACTCGTGAGTTCGGACTCTTCCCCCAGTTTGGTGGACCCGTACTCGGTGAAGCCCCCTGGTGGATCGGTGATTCGTTCCGCATGCTCGGCACCTCCGCCTTCATCTACGAGGTGGCGAAGAACGCTGCGGGTGTGGACGTCTCCAAGGGCGGTGCGGTCAGCGCCTTCACGGACATCATCGGGGGTGAGCGGTTCGTTGAGAACGAGTCGATCATCCCCCAGCCACCGATCGTCAGCATCGGAGTGAACTTTGCCAGAGGCGCCCTGGGTGGGGATGCAACTCTGTTGGGTAACAGCTTCGCACGAAGCATCCCCGGGGGTGTCGCGCTGCAGCGCGCCCTCGGGGTGTTGCCCCAGATCGACGAGAGTGTTCCGGACCAAGTGCTCGCGGACATCCCCGGCGTCATGCAGAAGACGTACGCCGACTGGAAGAACCCTGCGGCGAACGGGAGCGTTCCCGTCTTCAAGGGCTCCGGTGAGTTGGTGGACTACCGCGAGCCTTGGCGTCTGGTCTTTCAGGGTTTGGGCGTGGACATCGAGTCGCACCGTCACGCAGGTGACATGGCCCACTGGCTTACCACGCAACGTGACCAGATCACGGCTGCACGCCGCGAGGTCCTCAACGCCCTGCTGGCGAACAACCCCGCCAAGGCCGCCCGCATCAAAGCGCAGTTCGAGAGGAAGTTCGGCATCCCCCTCACCGTCACCCGCGATCAGTTGAAGGCTCGTATCCGCAACCGCACCGTCCCTCGACTGGAGCGCCTGCTGGACCGCACTCCCAAGGAGATGCGTCCCGTCATGAAGGAAGTGCTCGCCCGTACTCCCGAGGTGGCGAAGAGACTCAACACTCCGACCGAAGCTCTGCTGCAGGCGGAGACGTCGAGGCAGCGTGACGCTCTCACGTCACGACAGGGAGCGCCCGTACTCACGGAGGAGAGTCTCAAGGAGCTTCGTAGACTCATGCAGGCTGCGGAGGGTGTCGGCGAGAGCCTCGACGAACGGTCCTTCTCCCCATTTGGCGGCTTCTAACGCCGTCTCCCTTCGCTTCCTCTCCTTCTTCACCTCCTGCTTCACCCCTACTAGAAAGCCCATCTTGTACTCGAACGGCTTCTCCTCGAACCGTTGGATGGCTCCTCGGGCAGTGTTGTGGGAGGCGGTCCCCATCATCTTCGCCATCTCCACAGTCGAGAGACTTGTGAGGTGGTGTAGGCATCCACAGAGATCCTCCCTGGCCCGAAGCACGATGTGTTTTCGTGACGTGGCGAGCATCTCAGGGGTCACGTCCGGGTGACGCTTCAGTACCTCCTCCAGAATCGATTCAGCTAGGAGCACCGCATCTACTCCGGAGGGTTCTGTTCGGCCTCGTCGATGAGGAACTGGAGGTAGGTGCGAGCCTTGTGGAGGTCCTTGATGCCGCCCTTCTGCCGCCACCGCCAGAGGTACTTCACGATGTTGCCCTCAAGGAAGGGCATGTGACGGACGACGTCAATGCATTCGAGGTCGCCCAGCTTGTAGTAGTCAGGTCTCATAGGCCCAGCCAGATCTGGTAGTGGGGACGTACGGGATCGATCGTGCGGATAGAACCCATCAGAAGGCGGGGCATGAATCGGGAGAAGAGGGCTATCCCCCCTCGCTTCGGGTCTCCGTAGTCCGCAGCCACGCTTTCGAAGAAGTGCTGGTTGAGGGTGAAGTGCATGTTGAAGAGCTTCTCTGCTCTCCATCGCATGTGGAGGGGGACGTCGTGGGTGTACCACTTCATGCTCCATCCGGTCTTGTTCTCGTGCTCCACCACCTGCTGGTAGTGCTCGGCGGTGACGACCCCCTGCCCTGCTGAAAGAAGGAGGTAGGGACGACGTCCTCGACGGATCTCGAAGATGCCAACGCTCGCGGAGCCGACCCATTTACGGCCGGTCCGCTTGCCCTTCACCTTCGTACCGTCGAGCTGCACGGGCTTGGGTTGAGGGAGGATGACGCCGGAGCGCAGCGTGAACTCGCGAGTGCCACCAAGCTCGGGCTTCCGAGCACCAGGTGACCTCACATGCATCCGGATAAGACGTTCGGGGGATCGCTTCACCAGTCCCAGAAGAACTGACCGGTGGACTCCAGGCACACGTCGGTCGAACCCACGCGTGCAACAACCTGCGTCTCGAAGAACGCAGGCAACTTCTCTATCGGTCGCTCACGGTAAGCCATTGGGTGAACTCCATGAGAAAGGGAGAGCCAGTCCGGGCAGGACCAGCTCTCCCAGATGCGGTGCTGATCCCAGTCTACACGCTCTTCAACGGGCCGCAACCGGAAAGGACCCCAAAGACGTCAATCCTTGGGGCCCATGGAGGAGAAAGAAGAAAGGGTCAGGTGATGCCGTTCAGTGCGCGAAGACGCTCAAGGAACGACAGGGCTTCGTTGGGTTCTTCGGAGTCGTCATCCCACGCCCAGCGTACCTCGACGGAAAGCTGTGCGTTGCTCACGATGACGATCAGGTCTTCGAGACGTTGCTCCCGGTCCTGGAGGTACGCGTCCCATTCATCGGGATCGATGGTCCCGTCTTCGTTCAGGTCGAAGTCACTGGGGTACTTCAGGTCAGCACCGCCGAGCATCGTCGTGATGTTCAGCGATGTGCCCACTCCGATCTCCCACGGCATACCCACGGGCATCGCACGCGGGGGATGGAACGCATAGGTGAAGGGGTTCTCTTCGACGAACTCCGCACGAGTCACCGTGCGTGTACGCACCTCTCCAGGATCGAGCACCGCATCTGGCTCGTGCTTGTAGAGGTCGAACCGCTGCACGAAGCCGGAGTTACTGAGGGAGGCTCCTGGACCACTCCATCCTCGCTGACCTGTTGAGGGGTTGATCACCCGTCTGGGCTCACTCCCGGTGTTGATCACCGTGGTGGTCCAGGTAAGCCACATGTCCACGTCGTACCGGAAGTTCGTCGGCACAACCTCGAAGGGTGGCATCTGGATCTTCGGTGCCACACGCATCACCTTGCGGTGTGCGGTGGATTGGTCGGCGTCCTCCAGGAATCCGTACGTCTGCCTGATGGTGCGTTCCGGCATAGATGCGGTGCTCCTTAGGGTGAGGGGAGACGCACATCATGGTACGCCTCCCCTCAGGAGGGGGAGTAGATGGTTCAGTCCGCAGGACCGGAGAGGCGGTCCTGGATGTACTCGGTGGGGAAGCGGCGCTGTCCCCCTTCGCCCTTGCCGGACTGCACGAGCACGGTCACCTCCACGGCAGTGTCACCCTCGATAAGGGTACTCAGCTCCTGGAGGGCGGAGAAGAGGTTGAACTGCCCGTTCTTCCCCAGGGTCTTGGACAGGTGGCCCTTGAGGCGGGCCAAGTCACGGTCCGCTCGCCACTTATCCTCCTCGGGGACCGACGTGGGCTCGGTGGGGAGGATGAAGGAGCGGCCACGCCAGGGGGCACCCTCTGCGACATCGGGATCGTCGTTTAGCTCGAAGCAGAACTGGACGGAGTTCGCCGGGAGCTGCAGACCGGTCTTGCAACGGAACTCGGTCTTGTTGAAGAGGATGTCGGTGAGGATGCTGGAGTGGATGCCGTCCTCGGGGAAGAAGGGGGAGCCGTCCGACGCCGGCTGTGCAGAGTCGAACTGGGTCTGGTAGTTGTCGAAGGCGGTCTTGGTATCGTTCGGGATCATTCGGTTTCCTCGTTCATGTAGGCCTTCTCGAACACGTCCCAGGCGTTCTCAGAAGGAAGGATCATTTCGGGGAAGTCCACCCGGCCCTTCAGGAGGCCAGCGAACTTTTCGTCGTTGCAGGTCACGATGTGACGTGAGCGTCGTGCACCGCGGCCTTCGAGTTTGCGGACCTTGCCACCGGAGAGCTTCTGCTCCAGGTCCTCGTTGTAGAACTCAGTCTTGAGTAGGAAGGACAGCTCCAAGCGATGATGGATCCGCTTCCAAAAGTTGTCGGTGATAGTGAGCCCGACCTTCTCCGTGTACTGATGCTCACCCATCGGGATCACGTCGTAGATGCAGTGGCCGGTGATGTAGACGCCGTAGCCGAGACGACGGAGATCGACGCACGTCCGAACAAAGTTCCCGTAGACGTCATCCCATGCTGCAGGGCCATGCAGTTCCTTGAAGTCCGTCTTCCCGCCACGCTGCGTGACGTACTGCATCCCGAGATCGATGTACGCTGAGATGGAGTCGAAGATGATGACGTCTGGACGGGGCTTGTCGTCCACCGCCAGCTGCTTCAACTTCTGCACCTTCTGGAGCACCGCATCCCAGGAGAGAATGACCTTGGAGCCATCCGCATCTCGGGGTACGCCCTCGGCGTCCATGTAGGGCCACATGCCAGCCTTCATCTGCGATGGGTCGGAGACCGGTGCAGACGACTGGTCCAGGTTGATGATGTAGGCCCCGTCACACGAGCAGAAGAAGCGAGTCTTCCCCGAGTTCGGGAGGCCGAGGATGAAGCCGAAGACGCGGCGGGGGTGGCACCGTGTCGTAGGGCATGCGGTGTACGCCAGGCCGGCGAACCGCTGTGCAATCGTGGACCCCTGTGCAAGTTCCTGACTCACTTGTTCACCTTCTGGTGCGTCTCGTACGGGTTACCCAGTGGGTTGGCGTCCTCCTCCTCGAATGCCCGGAGAGCTGCTTCCGCAGTCTTACTCTGACGCCGCTCCGTCTCGGTCTCGGGAACTTCTTCTTCCCGAGGGTAGAGGTGATCCACGTCGTGAATGCCCATGGCATGCTTTGCGGACAGTTCTTCGGGGATGGTGAACTGCGTCTTCTGCTCCACACCGATGCCGAGGTGGCGGAGGTGGGAACGGACCGTGGTGACCGAGAGGTCGCTGCTGTGGTCCTTGTTGAAGAGCTTGGTGAGTTGGGAGATGGACTTGGGCTGGTGCACGAGGATGGTGGCGACCATCTTGGGAGCGACCACGGTCTTGAGGAACTCCGTCTGGAAGGCAGACGTGGTTCGCTGACCTCGCTTGGCGGTCTTCTTCTTGGTGGTCTTCTTCTTGGTCATGCGGGGATGTATTCCGTTTTGTCGAGGAAGCGGGGGAAGTCGCCGGGCTCGGGCTCGGGGATGTCTTCGTCCCGCCATGCCTTGATGAGGTGGAGTTCACGAGCGACGGTGGGCCACTCCTCCGGTCGAAGGAGGTAGAAGCGGCTCATCGGGTTGACCTTCCCGTAGGCCAGCAGGCCCTTGTAGGAGGCCGGGAAGTTCTTGGGGTACGCGAGGCACGTGGCGTACTCGTACACCTTCTGCAGCGTCTCGAAGTACCGGGTCCTCGCCACGAAGTCGCTGAGGATGGCCGCCTTGGTGGTGGAGGTGTTGAGGGCGGGGCCGTACTTCTCCATCAGGTGTTGGTACTCACCCTCTCGGCGGAACCACTCCTGGCATCTGGCGATGTAGTTCTCCAGGCGGGGCTCGCCCGAGTACACCCGCTTCATCTCCATCTGCCCCGCTCTCGGTCCCCGCTGGATGCGGTGCTCCTTGAGGGTGAAGTCACGGTCTCGGATGCCGTAGTTGATCGTGGGCTTCTGGAGGGCGAAGTGGATCATGCCGCCAGGACGGACGTCCCCCGGGAGGTTGAAGGTTTCCTGGAGGGTGCCCTCGGAGATGAGGCACTGGAGGATGAAGAGGTAGTGGAGAGTCTGGTACTCGTGGGAGGCCGTCAGGAGGCGGTCTGTGGGCGACGTGCCGCACGTCTTGGCGTCCACGATCCAGACGGTGTTCTGGTCCCGGTGGTACAGGAGGAGGTCATACTGGGCCACCAGGGGCGACCTGGGGTAGTCCTCGTGGGTGTACACCGCCCGTACCTCGTGGCCCAGCTTCTGCCACTGGGGACGGAGGAGGTACTGGGGGAAGGTGCAGCCCTTGCGGGGGATCTCCAGGGTGCAGAAGGCTTCCCACCACGCTCGGGCGGTAAGCATGTCCTGCTTCTCCAACTGGAGGATGGTCTGGAGGGAGGAGGGGGAGACGCCGACCGCGTCCGCCACCATCCTCAGCTCGTCCCCACGCATCTCCAGGTTGACTTCCAGGGCCTTGTCGAAGAGGCCGCCGGGGAGGTCCATGTGCTCGAAGCAGCGGTGGAACCAGGAGCCCCGAGAGAGGGCCTCAGACCACCGGAGACCGTCCACTAGGCCGAGACGGCGATGGAGGTAGTAGGAGAAGGGGTCGAGCAGGATGGTCTCGAAGTCCGAGGACCGGATCGTGGGCGTGATAGCCACCAGGCCCTCGTGGTCCAGGAACATCTTCGCGTCTTCCCCGAGGGAGCGAGGTGCCTTGGGGGGATCGATTTGTGGGGGCATGGAGAACTCTCGGGTGAAGAGTGATCGGGTTTATTTCTCGCGGAAGTTCCAAGGATAGTACCCGGCGATGCCTTTTGCAAGCCCCGGAGTGCCGGAAGATGGGGACCAACTCGCCATATTGGGGAGGGTCCCGGTGACCTTGGCCACGCCATCGGAATCATCACCGTCGGTGACGCCCGAATCCGCGAGGCTTCCGCTCTGGCCCTCATAGATGCGACCAATGACGGTACCCGCCGACTCATCGACAGTTATGACACCGCCGTAGGCGATGTAGTCGTTGAGGGCAGGCTGCCCGGGGACGATCACATGGTCACGGAGGCCCCACTGGACGTCGTAGGTGGTCCAATCTCCCGTGGTCCGACCTGTGTAAAAGGCCGAGGCCACGGGGGCTGCGTTCATCTCGAAGCGGCACGCCGCCAGGTTCGGGTCGCTGGAGCTGAGGGTGTCGGTACGGAGGTGGCCCGTGGACATCCAGGGGATGTGCCGATCCCCGTAGCCACAGATCACATCGATGTTCGTCAGGTTGTCGTTGAACCCATCGATGAACTCCGGCCGGCCGTTCCCCGTGCCAGCTGCCCCCTCCCAGTTGTCCGTGTTGACCTGGATGTCGCCGATGGGGGACGGCGAGAGGGCCAGGACGCAGGGCCTCGTCACGGCTGCCAGCTGGGCCTCGTGCCAGCTCTGCTGGTCGTCCCCGATCCAGGGGTTGTTGGGGTGGTTCGTGGAGTCCTGCTCGATCCACGTCCTGGTGTCGTACAGCAGACAGTGGAGCCGGCCGTGTAGGAAGGAGCGGTAGTAGGGGTAGACGGTGGCGTGGGTCCTTGTGATCGAGCTGGTGCTTCCTCGATTGAGGGCGTACTTGAGACCCAGCCCGTAGTGCAACCAGTTGAAGGCCTGGTCCACCGCCTCAGCCCGAGTGATGACCTCCGCCGAGGACTCAGAGGAGGAGGACACCGGACCAATCAGGGTCTCCGTACCCACGTAACTGGTGTGGTCGGAGTCCCACCACGCGGACTCCCAGTTGTTGAAGACCACATGGTCGCCGTGCATGAAGAAGATCGGCGTGGTGCGGATCAGGTCCCGCTTGAATGGGTCGTCCGTGAAGGACCGGAACATGCGAGCCCGATCGGACATCTCGCTGCTCGTTCCGTACCTCTGGGCCTGACCGCCGGCCCATCCACCCTGGGCCTCATCCTCATCGAAGTAGCCGATGTCATCCTGCCACACCACCAGGTCCGGTGGAGTCGGCAGGTCCGCGAACACCTGGAAGATGTCGTGGTTGCCCTTGCCGTTGTCGGACTTACCGCAGCTCAACACACCGATCGTTCGGGTCCCCGGGGATGCGGTGCTCGCTAGCAGTTTGGCGGAGAACTCCACGTCGGAGTTGATGGAGTTCGTCTCCGAGGACTCGGCGTCGTAGAGGGAGGGGGACCAGTAGACGGTGTCCCCGGGGTTGGCACCGATGGCCGAGAAGTCGATCTCGAAGCCCTCGACGTAGCCCTCGTTCTGAGGTTCTCCGGTGTCGTACCTCTTCCGAGACGTCTCGCTTGTGAGGGAACCGGAGGAGGTGCCGTACCGCACCGAAGCCCATCGCTGCGACCAGCCCACCGTACCCTGTCCAGGAAGGTGTTGGACTCGGGCGACCAGTGAGGTCTGCGACACGTCCAAGGTCATGCACCCGTGCCACGCGTCGTAGTGGATCAGGTCGAAGACTTGGTCGTCGGTGTACGAGGCGATGAGGGGAAAGGCGTCACGTCGATCCGAGAAGCTCTCGGAACCAGAGACCGAGTAGCCTTCCACTCCGCACCATCCACAGTTGTAGTACTCGATGAAGTTGGGGGCGGTGCCGGAGCCAGCCAGCTCTCGGAAATAGAAGTTGACTCCGATCACCTCCTTGGTGGAGGTCGAGGTGGAGGAGTCGTTGAGGATCTGCGACCACGAACCAGAGGGGAAGTCGTTCGCGTGATCGTTGTTCACCCACACCTTGATGGTGGCGTTGCCGCCCGAGCCATTGCCGGTCTTGTAGTAGACGCGGATCTTCCAGTGCTCATCCGGCCACGTGAATCCGAGGGCCGGCGTCGCAACGATGGTGTTCTGTAGGTAGACGCGGATGTTCGAGTTCGCACCACCGCCATTGCGGAGACGGATGTCTACCGCAGAGTTGGCAGTGGTGTCGTTCTCGGGGCCGAAGCGGAGGAGCCCGTACTCACCGCCCGACGAGACGTCGCACGCCGTGTAGACCTCGCACTCGTAGTAGAACTCGGTCCACCGATCGATGAAATCGGTGTCAACGATGTCGTGCTCGACACGCTGGAAGTTCTGGAACCAGACCGCACGTCCACCGTCCGCTGAGGTCTCGCTCAACTTCAGGCACTTGCGGGTGGTGTCGGCGACGCCCGTAGCGATCTCGATCGACTGGTTCGTCGAGGTGGTCTCTTTGCCGTTCAGTCGGCTGTTCGCCGTACCAGGAGAGACGTAGTCGTGCTCTTCGGCAAAGGCGTACTGGAAGGCTCCGGGGCCAGGCATCTATCCATCCTTGGTGCTGACTGCCTTGAGTTCCTTGTCACCGATCTTGACGCGGACGCTGGTGACGTAGTCCTTGAGGCCGGGGTAGTGGGCCATGGCGTCTCGCACGGCCTGCGAGTCCTTGGGGCCTCCGCCAGCTGCGACCGAGGACACAACGCCCTCGAACATCCGACGTGATCTGCGGATGATGGGGACGGCAACAGCGGCGGGCGGGAAGAAGCTGGCGACGCCGGTCGCAATGAGTTCGGCTAGGCCGTAACCGTCTTCGACTTTGGCGAGTTTGCCCGTGGCGTCCTGCAGTACACCCATCCACTTCTCGGCCTCCGCGGTCTTGTCGTTGATGAAGGTGACAAGCTTGTCCGCAGTCTCCTGAGCGTCAGGATCCTCGGGGTTCAGGTTCGCAAGATCTTCCTTGAGTCCCGCCAGCTCCCCCTTGATGACGTCCAGCGCACTCTCCGCCTCCCCCGCCAACTGCGCAGTCTCTTGCACCTTGGCGGCCGACATGCATCCCGGGGAGAGCACCGCACCTACGAGGAGGACTTCGACCAAGATGCACGCAGCGATGTAACGGCGGACGGTCATGGCGTTGGCTCCCTGAAGTGACTGGCTTCGATGCGAGCGATGCGTTCCGCATGCTCGTTCTGCCTGTCGTTGATCGACCTGAACTCACTCCTCAGTAGATCGATGCTGTCCCGAAGGTTGCCGATCTCACTACCGAGCACCTGCGTGGTCCCCCGGATCTTCGAGACCACCCATACTCCTGCAACGATCAGGAGGGCGACCTCTACGAGAAGACCGAGGAGTGCAAGGATTACACCCATCTCAGCTAGAGACTCCATAGTGGCCCCACCCACTAACCGGAGAATCGTCCGAGCACGATGGAGTTCGCCTCAGTGGAGGCGCTACCCACGAGAACCATAACACGCCGCACGCCTGCGAGGTACACCGAAGTAGGTAGACCCACGGCGAAGGGCTGTGCGGCTCCCGAGGACGATGAGGAGTTCCCCAGGGTCACCTCGTCTGCGTAGATGGTGGACGCAGTGGTGTCCAGTGCGAGAGCGTGCGTGCCGTCCTTGTCAGGTAGAGGGATCCAGAACGAAGGTTGGTTGTCCTCGTTCACCGGAATCTCGAAGTTGGTGGTGTCAACGTCCCCCGGCCAGATCCGTGCGTTCCCTTCCATCTTCACATCAACCTCACCGTAAACCCTTACGGTGACAGCTCCTGAGGCCGCAGCGTTGTCCGGCCACATGTGAAAGAGATCGAGGTACAGGTACTGGGAAGCGGTGCCTACGGGGTAGACGTTGGCGTGTGCGGTGACGTCCCCCGACAACACACCCCAGGGGTCGAGGGCGCCGGTGGCGGTGGCGGCGTCAGAGTTCACAACGAACACGGTGGAGCCCTGGGCCGCCAACGCGTGACTGGGGATGCCGGTGCTTTTCAGGGCTCCCCTATAAGTTTCTTGGGGCATGGCGACAACGCTCCATTGATGAGTAGTCGAAGGAGGAACTCTCCGGCGAGTCTTCGTTGCGGAAGAGTTCGTCCGGGGAGAACGAATAGCTGCACTCCGAGATCACCACAGGTACGGAGCAGGCTGTCAAACCCTGCTGAGACTTCGTTCGGGGAGAGTCCCCCCACACCCCGCTGCAAACCGGGCAGGTCCGCTTCCACGAGCAGAGTGGGACGATCCGACGACTCTGAGAGCCTTCCGAGTGCATCTACAAACCTCTGGCGATCCTTGCTGAGGCAGTTCTGGAACACCTCCCGCAGAGACCCCTTCCTTTCGACGATCGTACGGTCCTCATGACCCCTCAACAAGTAGTCCCCCGACGGAAGGGGCTCCTTCACCTGATGGATCGTCACCGTCCTTACGGACTTCTGCTCGGGCGGATACAGGTCATTCAGCAGCGTCAGGTGCCGAGGTAGAGGAAGCGGCTTCTTCTCCCGCGAATCGACCACGACCAGCCAGTCTTTCTGCATGCTTCGCTACCCGATCGATGATGCCCTGGATACGACACGGAGCCTGGCTGAACATCGCCCCCACCTCCTCGATGGGGTACCCGTCGTTGAGGGCCTTGAGAATGGCGATCTCGGTCCCCGCCATCGGCTTGATGTGCCGGTTGGTGGGGTATCCGTACGTCCTGCACAGTGAGTAGACCCGAGACCGGTCGAGCCCCACCGTCTTCGCCACCTCTGGTGCGGGCATCCCGCTCATGAGTAGCTCGATGATCTGGTGCTTCCGTTCGAGTACATCCGGGTGTCGTGGGTTCATGGCACCTCAGTATAGGGGGCTTTTTCGCAGGAAATTTCCTGGGACTCAGGTCATATTGACGATCTTCGATTCGAACTCTATCGGCACCCGATGGCCGGTCAGCTCCTGCAACTCTGACCAGTACCCCTCTTCCTGCACCCAGAGCACCGCATCCCGGAAGGCAGCCTCCAGCTCGGGGTAAAGGTCGCGTCGGAGGTCGAAGATGATGGCGTCGTAGACGTTGAGGAAGGGCCGGATCGGAGCATTCCGCCTAGTTAGGGCAAGGGCTGTTTGGCGTAAACGTGTATGGATAGACAGAAGGACATTGCCCGCAATCGTCTGGACCGGGAAGTTCACCATCTCGTTCTCCTCGAACTTCTCGCCACCCCTGAAGGATCGGCTCTGCCCGGTGATGGGAACGGATAGTAGACCCGTGTTGCGGGCCTCCAGGATGCGGTGCTCCTGCCAGGACCACAGGCCCTGGCGGGCTTCCCACGCCTTATCGACGACGCCCCGACAGAAGTCTTCGGGGAACTCTCGGCCGCTTAGCTCCTGGAGGGTGGCTTGGAGTTTCTGCCACTTGCCCCGGTAGAGAATGAGGAAGTTGGTGGTCTTCCCCCACTGCCGGGGGTCAGTGCGCATGTCGCCCGTTCCGAATTCCGGCGAATTACCGATGTCCTCGCCGAAGACCGAAAGGGTCATGTCGGAGTGGATGTCCCCGCCCTCCTGGTAGATGCTGACCATGCTGTGGTCTCCGCTCAGGAGTGCGGCGACGCGCAACTCGATCTGCGAGAGATCGAAGTACGCGATGCACCCGTCCTCGAAGCGACTTTGCATCAGCCTCTTGATCTGGGGTGGGAAGGTCTGAGCGGCGGGATTCTTGCACGTGATTCGTCCTTGCTTGGTGCCACCCTCACCACCGCCCCCATCCTTGAAGGGACCAGGGGTGATGAACCAGGTGGGATACCCCAACCAGGTGTCCTCTCGGGCGCCTGGTGACGGAACGAGCACCGCATCCCGTACGGAGGGCTTGTTCCTCTTGTGGTAGAGGAGCGGGAACGTGTACGAGGAGCGGAGCTTCTGATCGTGTGAATGGCGGTCCGCGAGCGCTAGCGCACGGGCCACCGGATGTCGTTTAGGGAGACGTCCCCGGAGCAACGTCCGATTGTGGTTCGAGAAGCTGATCAACTTCTGCTTCGCCGTCAGTTGCAGCTGTGGATCATCACGAACTGATGACCCACGCGGCGAATCCGAGGAAGGAACAGCCGAGGAGGAGGAGACAGAGGAGGCCACAGAATCCGAAGATGGCTCCGGTGTCGGGCTTGTAGTAGTACTGCTCCCGTAGGTAGCAGTACCGTTTGATGGTGAACTCGTCTCTGATGCGAGTGAAGATCGGAGAGATGCGGGGCTTTCGCATGGGTGAACTCCGTCGAGGATGTCGCAGGCCAGTTCCATGAACCGCACCTTGGCGGAACCGGAACCGTCCCCCTCCAAGGGAAGGCCGAGATGCCCGAGTGAGCCCAAGTGGCAGCGCTCGGTCCTCCCCTGGAGGCGGAAGTCAAGGGCTTCCAGGCGTGATCGAGACATAGGGATACCGAACTCGGCCATCTGAACGCAGTTCCAGATGACTCCGGTGTAGTGCTCGATCGCTCCTGGAAGGATGTCGCCCATCAGTCCTTGGCCATCGCCGTCAGTGTGACCTCGTCCAGTTCCTCGGTGAGGACTTTCACCTCCTCCTCGAACTTCCGGGCGAGTTCGCTCCACTGCTTTCGGGATTCGGTCATGTGGGTCAGCTCACTGCGGAGTTCGCTGATCGTGTTCAGCAACTGAGTTGCCCGCTCGGGGTCGTCGATCTCGACGCCATCAGGGATGTCCGGCTTCGCCTTCTGGGCTTGGGCGAGCATGGTCTGGCCGTAGAGGTCGGGGGACGTCCACGCCGCCAGGCCATCCTTGGCGACGAAGTGGTGACCGCCCCACATGAGCGTGCCCACCAGCATCATGCAGGACATGATGGCACCGGTCAGCTGGGGTGCCTTGACCTTGTCGCTGTTGGGGCTGTCGCTGGACGCGGGGCCCAGCTTGGAGAAGAGGTAACCGGCGACCCCGACGAGTGCGAGGATGAAGATGCCGGTCCACCGACCGTGGTTGGCGACCTGATCGATGAGTTCGGGTTGGGTGAACGACTCGTAGGTGGAGAGATCCATCAGTCATTGACTCCTGTGAAGGTGGGAATTGGCATGTCGTCGGGGGACGTCCCCGTCGTCTTGATCTTCTTGATGCCCTTGTTGATCTTGATGACCTTGTCGATCTCCTCAAGCACCGCATCCAGGTACTCGGCATCCAGAAGGAAAGCCTCGTACCGCGTAGCCCACTTGGGCTTGTGGCCGTTCGCGTACCGGGCGCGGGCCATAGCGGTTGTGCTAGAGAAGACTCCCCAGACCGTTGCGAGAATGGCGTTGGGCAGGTCCCAGTTCATGTACGCCATCTTGCTCTCGCCTTTGGCCATCTTCCGGTAGTCCCGATGAGCCCCTTTGAAGGGACTCTTAGGGGCACAGAGAAGTGCGCGGACTTGGGCGATGCGGGAACGTGTGACGCCCAGCTTCTCGGCGAGGAGAGAGTCGGTCTCGTTCCAGTCGAGGTTGAGCCAGGTCTCCGGGGAGATGACCTTGTTGGGGGGACGGTTCTTGGCGAGGGTCGGATCGGGATCACCCTCGTATTTGATGCGGCTCGACATTAGATGCGGTGCTCCGAGAGGCCAGTTCTGCAACGGCGAGCATCGCGTTGTGGGTGTCTTCACCGTTGTAGCGATGGAACTTGGCGTCGTGTGGGCTATTGAAACGGCCCTCTCGCAGTGACGAGGTGTACCGGTAGAGACCGAGTACAGGGCCCAACGCCTTAAGAGAGCGTTCCGGCCGCGTGTCGTCTTCGAGGAAGGCCAGGTAAGAGAGGTCAAGGATCTCGTGACGACCACAGAGGGTGTCGCGGAGATCGGGTTGGGATCTCATGTAGAGGATGTCAAAGGGGAGGTTGATCCCCATCAACGTATCTGCGTGAAGCAACCACCTACGCAGCTGTTGGCGGTGTAGGGGTCGGTTCATCAGGAAGACCATGGTCTTCGCCGGCCTCAGCAAGCTCAAGAGACCAGCAGTCCATGCAGTACGCACAGAAGAGCCGGCACTCGTGAGGGATGCAGGGCCGGACGACTGCTCGGTGCCGGAGGACGTTGTCCCCGCATCGGAGGCATTGGAGCCATGGGATGCTGTATTGCTCAGCGGGATGCTGGTGCATCGGGGATCGAACTCCGGCAACGTGATGGCGACCGACAAGATCAACTGGTCCAGCCGCACACCATCGATGGCGATGGAGCGGCGGGGATGAAAGACGGTCTGTTCGGGCAAAGGCGCTCCGTCCCAGTCATGGGCGCAGGCGCCGTAGCTTTCGATGTCCACCGAGATGACCCGAGGATCGATCATCAACCCTCGACGGCGAACTCTGGGGGAACCTTCGCAGGCAACCAGAGTCGGTCAGCGGCCGAGAAGGGGTAGATCTTCTCGCTGTCCAGGAGCCCGATGGTGTTGAAGACCACGTCCCCCCGGTGGTGAAACTGCTGCATGTCGTAGAACACCTGGCCCAGGATGCCACCCTTGGTGACGGACGGAATCGGCACCGCACGGAAGTGATAGAGGTGGTGGGCGTAGAGGATCAGACCCAGCTCGGCGTTCTTGCGGGTGAACAGGGAGCACCGCATCCAGCCGAAGAGAGCTTCAAGGGGGCGGTGCCCGGGGCTGTAAATCTGGAAAGCATTGACGAGTCGCTCGAAGGCTTCCTCTCGAAGATCGAGAGGACAGCCGTACGCGAAAATCTGACCTGCGAACTCACCGTAAATCTGGCCGTCGCCTTCCCTCAGGGCAGTTTCGGGGTAGAGAGCCGTTGCCCAGATGAGGAAGTCCTCGGCGGTGAAGGGGGAGGCTTCGAGGATCTTGAGGAGGAGGGCTTCCTGGCGATCCAGCTCCGCGACGGAGATCTTGGGAGGATCGTCGAACCACCCCCCGAGAAAGCTCGTGAAGGAGTTGCTGATCTGGCGGAGGAAGTCCCGTACGTACCCGAAAGCCGGGTGTGGCGGGTGTTGAGTTTTGGGCATGAGGGGTGAACTCCAGGCGAGAATGGCGTCCGCTGTCAGTAACTCGACAGTTGACGCAGATCGCATTGATTTCAGCGGATCGCCATCTCTGATTGCGCAAGCTGTTGATGGTGCAG